GTCTACAGCATGTGAGCGGCCGCCGGAAAAAACGGGGGGGCGGGGGGGGTGCCGCTGAGTTCGAGCGACCAAACGCGTTGCGTTTCAGGTTTCGAGGTTTCGGAACGCTGCGGGCGGTCCTTGCCTTCGTTGTTGTTGCGTTGTTGCGTTCGTGTTTGCTTGCTTTGCTTGCTCGTTGCAGGGGCGGCAGGCGGGGACCCATGCCCCGGGTTTTCCGTCGCGTAAATGTGCGGCGACCATCTCGCTTGCGTTGGTGAGTACCCGGCCGCACCCGTAGGCACACGGGGTCGGAAGGTTTGCGATTAGTTGCGTTCTCGCGTTGCGATGGTCTCGGCCGTAGCCGCGTTGTGTGCTTGAACTTTTGTGCGTGCCGTTGCCGCACGAGGGGCAGCGGCCTTCGGGGGCGGGGGTGCCACACCGTATGCAGGGGCGTTTCATTTTTGTGACACGCCCCGCAAGATTGGTGGAACCGTAATGGGCGGGTGTCCACAGGTCAAGGTTGGTCCTTGCGGTCGGGGTGTGGGCATCGCACGCGCCTTCCTTCGTGGTGTTGTTCTAGCTCTTGAATTGTTGGGCGTAGGCCAGTCCTTGCGGCGTGGTCATAGCACCAACGACACAACCATGCGGGTTCGCTGAGTGATCCGGCGACGGTTGTTCGTTCGTTGGTGAGCGGGGGTTCCCAACGTGGCACGCCTTTTGCCGCTTCGGTTCGTGCGCATGATTCGCAATGCGGTTCGTTGGTTGTTGCGTTGCGGTGTCGTTCTAGGTCGGTTGGGTGTCGGGGTGTCCATTGTCTGAGTATGTCGGCGGCTCGGGTGAGGGCGGTTCGGGCGGTTTCGAGTGAGGCTTCAAACCTGGCGGCGTCGTTTGCTGCGGGGTCGGGTTGTAGTGCGGCGCGTGCGGTTGGGTCGCTTGTTCCTGAGGCGGTGACTTTGTCGGTGTCGTATCGGGCGGCGCGTGGTTGTCCGTTGCGGGCGTCGGTCATTCGGGTGAGTGGTGTTTGTCCGTTGGTGTCGGGTTGTAGTGCGCGTGTTATTTCGTGGGCGAGTGTTTGCAGATGTTGGGCGCGTTCTTTGTGGTTCATTTGGGTTCCCTTCGTGGCGTTTTGTCTGCGGTGTGGTTGTGTGGTGTTGTGTGGCGTTCGTGGTGCGTGTTGGGGGGTGCGCCGCTCATTCGTGGTCGGGGGGCGGTGTGGACCGTTCTAAGTGCCGTAGGACCGACGTTGCGCCGTTTAGGGCGTCGGCTAGTTGTGCTGCGGTGATGTTGGGGTATTCGGTGACGAGTTCGAGCGCGCGCGCTTCGGCTTGTTCTTCGTTGGTGAGGGTTTCGCGAATCCGTTTGAGATAGGCGGCGGGGGCTTTGACGTTGGGGGCGTCGCGTAGCCGTCGTTGGGCGACGAGTTCAAGTGCTGCGGTGACGCGTTCGGTTTCGGTTTGTTCTTTGTAAGTAGAAGAAGATTGATTAGTTACATCGGGGTACGGGGACGGGGTTGTTGAACTTCGGCCGTTGTTCGCCCGAACTTCGCCCGAACTTCCGTCGTTGTTCGGTTTGCGGCGTTTGCCCATGCGGGCTTTTGCTTGTTCTCGTTCGGCCAGCACCGCCGACCTGGCGGGGTTGTATTCGAGAAAGTCGTGCAACCGGTAGCCGTCGGGTTCTTTGTGCCATGCCCCCGAGGCGCATAGGCGTTCAATGAGGGTCGCGGCTTTGAGTTCGTAGGCGTTGCCGGTGTCGGTTATTTCTGCGCAACCGGTCAAGTCAATGAGTGAGCGGGCGACACGGGTTGGAACGAAACCGTCGGTCAAGTGCCGAGAGCAGTAACACAAGGCGGCGACGTGCCATGCCATCGCCAAAGGTCCGGCCGTGGCGATCTTCGGGTGGTCGGGGAATTGGTCGTCCAACTTGACCCACGTCATTTCGGTTCCCTTTGCCATTGGTAGTCCACGGCGTAGGGGCGGCCTTGTTTGTCGGTGCCGACAACTAACTCGAGGGCTTGTTCGGCGATGATGCGGCGGCCGTGTCCTATGCACCCCGGGCAATGCCAAACCCCGCCGGTCAGGCGGGTGCATGGCCGGTCCATAATGCAGGGCTGAACGGGGGCCATCGCCCATAATTCCCGGGTCATTTGCGGCCCTTTCGGTGCTTAGCTTTGAGCGGGTAGGGGCGGTGTTGCGGTTCGCCGGGGTTGTAAGTGATGCGCGAAACGGTTTGGCCGTCCTTGCCGGTGAGTTCGAGAGTTCCAAACGGTAGGGCGAACGTTGTTGCGGTCGGTTCGGGTGCGGGGTGTTTGCGGGTTTGTGTTTGTTTCATTCCGTTTCCTTGTTCCTAGTTCCAACCGTGACGCCGGGAACACCCCGGCCATGCGCCCCAACCTGACGAGGCCAGCACGTTTTCGGCTACTGCGATTTGTTGTTCTCGGGTCGCTTCCCACGGGTGCGGGGCGTACTGCTCACCGCCGAACGCGCGCCAAGTGGACCAACGGCCGGTGTGCGCGAATTGAAGGCCGCCTCCGTATCCGTTGCCGGTGTTGGTTTGCCAGTTGCCGCCGCTTTCGCATTGGGCGAGTTGGTCCCAACGTTCGTCGTTGCTTGCTGGCGGTGCTGCGGGTTTCGGTGTTGAACCTGGCGTCGTCGTTGTTGTTGTTGGAAGGTTGGCGAGTGCTGCGGCAACGTCGGCGTGGACGGTTTCAACGTCGGGGGTTGTGTAGGTGATCGGTTGCGGCGGCGTCGGTTCGGGCAACGTTTGGCTCGAGCAACCGGCGACGGTAAGCGCTGCGGCGGCGATAAGGGTTCGGGGTTTCATTCGGTGTCCTTTCGTTGTTCGGTCATCCATACGGTTCGGCCACGGTTGCGGCGGGTGCATTGGGCGCACGAGTACGCCATCACGTGAACGCTTGTCGTGACTTCGGTTGCGTGACACTTCGGGCATTGCCATTGCTGCGGGTCGCGTTTGTTCACCATTGGATGTCCAGCGTTCGTTGTTCGAGTCGGCGTGCGATGGCTTCGCAATAGGTTTCGTCTAGTTCTATGCCGATAGCGCGTCGGCCTAGTTGTCGGGCGACGTGAAGGGTTGTGCCGGTTCCGGCGAAGGGGTCAAGGACAAGGTCGCCGGGTCTGCTCATTGTTTCAATTAGGTGAGCCATGAGGGCTTCGGGTTTTTGTGTTGGATGGTTGGCGATGCGGTTGTGTCGTGGCACGGTGTCAAACGTCCAAACGTCGGTGAAGAGTTCTAGGTTGTCGGTTGCGTTGTCTGAGTTGAACGGCCGGAAGTGATCTTCGTATTTGGCGCGTTCTTGTCGGAACGTTTCGCGCCTTTGGTCATAGTCGGCGCGTAGTTGGTCATAGTCAGGCGGAAAGACGTTTCGTTCGTTCATGAGGGTTCGGATTTTTTCCCATGCTTCACGGGTTGGGAGGTGCCATTGTGAGCCGCCGAAATAGTGTGACGCCATGCCTTTAGTGTTCAGTAAGCGATCAATGTCTGAGTTGCTGAGGCCTGCGGCGTCGCGCCATTCGCAAAGCTGCGCCCTTGTGTCGGCGTACAAGTCCCGAGAAACAACATGGCCGACGTAGGCAAGTTGTCTGAACGGGTCGGAATCTTCGCCCATTTGTTTCTCGGCTACCACGATTCGTTCTGAAGTGTTGAAAAACTTTCTGAGCGTTGACTTGTCGGATTGTCCTAAGCGACCCCACCCGGGTTTGCGCCAAACAATCGAATTCAACACCCGCCAGGTTTCCCGGGTGAGCAGTTCAACGCGTGCCGCTAGGTCGGGTGAGCAGAACACGGCGAGGGTTCCGCGTTGCGCCGTTGCCGTGTTGATTCCGGCCAGTACGTTTCGCAACCAATCTAGGAACTCGGCGGCGTCGTCCCATTGGTCGTCCCATTCGGCTTCGACAACCCGAAAGTAGGGGGGGTCGGTTGCGACTAGGTGAGAGGTTCCGGGTTCGAGTTGCGGCAGGATTTCCAACGAGTCGCCGTTGTAAAGGGTCACGGTCTCGTCCTCGTAATAAGGGGCAATCATCGCATGCCTTCCCGTTCGGCCAGCACCAAAAGTTCGGGGATTGTGAGGCGGGCGAGGCGTCGGCGGGCGTCGGACTTTTCAGGCAAGCGGCGTCGGACAACTACGCGCGCGAGTTCGGCCGTTTTGTAATGCCCGGACGCGTAACTGCGATGTTGGCCGCCCCAAACGCCTTGCGTTTCGCCGTTCACGTTGGCGAGTTCCCGACAGTTCAGGCGGGTTGGGCATCGCTGACAAATTGCGATGGCGTCGGCGGGTGTTGAGAAGAACACGGCGGTCGGTATCTGTTCAACGCGGCACGTTGCGCGGTCGAACCATTCGGGTTGCCCCTTGTCAATGATTGTTTTCACATTTCCCCTTTTGCTAGTTGGTTTATTGGTGTTTGAAAGGTTCCGGCGGTCCATTCGGTGTCGCCAGGTTTGCGCCAGCGGGCTAGCCATTGCCCGGGGTTTGGGTTGCCGCGTGTTCGGCGAACAACGATGGCGATTCGGTCGGGTCCGGCTTCGGTTTCGGCTTGTCGTTGCCAAGTGGGCCATGCTGAGGCGGCGCGGTCCTTGACTTCAATTGTCACGCCAACGATTGCGTCAATGTCGCCGGGCTGGCGGCCGTCCCCGGCAAGGTAGCGGCGGGCGTCGGGCCATCCGTTTTCGCGTAGGTAGCGAACGACCGCGCGTTCGGCGTCGGCGCCTCGCCGTCGTGATGCTGCGCCGCTCATTGTGGGTCGTGGTCGTCTAGGTCGGTCCATACGCGAACGACAAAGAAACAAACGTCACCGGTGAGCCAGTTTTCTTCGGCTTCGTCGTCTGTCATTGGTGTTCCTTCGTGCGTGTCGCATACGAGTTCGGTACAAAAGCCCGAGGCTTTGCCGTATGCCAACCAGTCGTGAATGTCCATCACGGTTCCGGGTTGTATTCGGTACCCATTGCGGCGGCAAGAACGTGGGCGGCGAGTGTAGGGGCCACGGCGTTTCCTACTTGTTCAAATTGTTTGGTCTTTGAACCTTGCAGCGGGTAGTTGGCCGGGAACGATTGAAGAACAAGCGCGTCGGTTGGCGTTATCTTTACTGAGCCTTCGCGTTCTTGTCGTGGGCGTGACAAGTCCACGCCGGGACCGGCGAGAATGTCGGGACGAAACGAGCCGACGACACAAGTTGCGGGGCGTTCCCAACACCATTCGGCAAACTCGGCGCCTTCGACTTTTCGGGGCTTCCATTTTCCGTCGGCGATTTCGTCCAACATTCGAGCGCGGACAGTATGACCGCCGGAAAGAAAAGGATCGGGGGCGCCGTGAGTTCCTGCGCATAACGTCCACGCCGGTTCGGGCCTGCCCCAACCCAACGCGTCGGCCATCGTCACCCACGGTTTCAACTCGCCGCCAAACAACGAGGGCGCCGGGTGTTCGTCATGCGTTGGCGCTGGCGGTGCAACCCGCCCGTGTTTTGAAGCAATGAGAAAGGCACGGCGCCGGGTTTGTGGCACCCCGTAGTCGGCGGCGTTCAAAATCCCAACCCACGTCCAATAGCCCAACGATTCGAGTTCCTGCGCAAAGTCCCGCCAAATAGGCAACGCCAACGGCACCTGTTCGCAAGCAATCCAAACCGGGTCCAACGCCCGGGCGTACCGCATCACTTCCCAAATTAGTTGCCCGCGTTCCCCGTCAATTCCGGCACGTTTCCCGGCAAGCGAAAAGTCTTGGCACGGCGGCGAAGCGATAAGGCCGACAACTTCGCCGGGCTTGAACCGGTCAAAGCTGAGGGCCGCAACGTCGGCTTGTTCTGTTCTATGTCCTGCGGCTTCACGGGTTGCGCACGCTGCGGCGTCGGTTTCTATCCCGAGTTCTTGCGCGTGGTGTTCAGGGTCCAACATTCGCAACCCCTCACTCCACCCGCCCGGCCCGGCGAATAGGTCGAGGATCACGGGAGCCAACCCGCAAGCACTACGAACAAGAACCCGAACACTAGGGCGATGACGACAAACATTGCGATGGCTTCCCAAACGGTGTCGGGTCGGTCGTTCATTTCGGTTCCATGCTTTCGGGGTCAAGTTGTTTCAGTTCGGACAGTTTGAAACGGTAGTGGCGGCCAACGATGACAACCTTTGCAACCTTTGAACGTGGCGAAACGTACACGAGGCGCCCGGTCCTGCCGTCGGGGCATTGCACAAGCGCCCGGTCTTTGGCGTGAGTGAAGGCCCACGATTTCACGACAAGCCCCGCTCGTTGAACCATTCGAGAATCTTGTCGGCGTCGTCGTGCGTGATGCCTTCGGAAAGTTTCGGGATTCCCGAGGCCGCCCGGTACTGTCCATACGAAGCCAAGTCGTCGGCGTTGAGTCCGGCAAGCATCCCCTGCAACCGGTCCACGGCTTCGCGTGGCGCTAACGGGGCGCCAGGTTTGGCGCTCGGCTTCGGTTTCGGTGCTGGCGCTTTCCGGGGTTTCGGTGCCGCTTCGTACACTTCGCTGTCGGGGTCAGGGTCGTCGGTTGGAATGGTGAGCGTTTGCAAAAGACAAGTGCGGTACGCGACCGAGTAGGCCTTCGCGGTTGCTTTGTCTCCCATGTCGAACGATTCGCCAACAACAACCGCGTCGATTGAATCCGACGCCGGGCCGTGAAACCGGTAGCGAACGTGAACAACGCAACGGCTAGCAATCTTGCCCGACGCTAGGGGCATCGGTTCGTAGGTCACTTGTTCAGTTATCGGAACACAAATCACCCCGTGTTTACGAAAGGCAGGGCCAACCGCGTTGAGAACCGAATCAATACCGCGAAAGGAAAAGTTCTGAGCGGTGTTCTTTGTGTCCTTGCGTACTTGGCGTACGTCGTCGGCTACTGCGGCGAGTGCCTGAACAATGTTCGGGGTTGTCATTTCATGCCCCCGACGCTGAACAAACGTGACACGTTCGCGAAGCGGTCCACGCCCTCTAGTGGCGTCGTTTTCGGGTCATCGAAAACGTATTTGATTGTTGGGAATGAACTCGGCCCGAAGCGTGAGCCGGTGCGTTCGGCCGCGAAGTGCAGGCGCCAAACATTCGCGGGGGTGATAATGCGCCGGTCGATCATCCATTCGGCGAGAAGGCCGGGGCTACTGAGCAACACCGCCTCAACGGCTTTGCCGTTGTCCCTTCCGAAGTGTTCGTCCATGAGTTCAACGAGATTCATTGCGGTTCCTTTCGTGGGTTTCTTGTTCCCATTCGTGGCGAAGTGCCGCTAGTTCGCCTTGTTGTTCAAGGTGTTTCAGGCGGCGGGCGCGTTCAATTGCTGGCGGGGTTGGTTTGCTGAGCGAATACAAACCGGCGGCAACCCCGGCGAGTATGAGGGCAAGCGTGATGATTGCGGCAAAGGTTGTGAGGCCGTGGCGTAGTTCAAACGCAGCGAGTGTTTCGACCGCCAGGTTTGCGAAAGCTAGGGCCGTGACAATGCCGAGGAATCCGGCGGCGCCTTTTAGGTTGTCACTCATTGTCGGCCCTTTCGGTGTCGCGTTGTTTGGCGATGACGCGGGCGAGTTCGAGCGCTGCGGTTCGTAGGTTGTCGAGTAGTTGTTCGGCGTTGCGCGTGTAAAAACTGACGCCGCCAAGTGTGACGGTGACGAGTTCCGGGTCGCCGACGTTGCCGCAATCGCTGGCCGATACGTTGGCCGTCAGGTTTCCGCGCACCGTGTAGTAAACGGGTTCGGTGTTCATTGTTTCCCCTTGCTTGTTGGTTTGTGTTGGGTTTTCCGTCGCCCCGTCCAATCATCGGGGACCGCTCGGCGTTGGGGTGCTTCGTGGTATGGCCCCGGAAATCCCGAAGGAATGAGCCGCAACCCCCGGCGGTTGGGGGGAACGCTGCGGCGCTCACGGCAGGCGGTTGCCGCTGCGGCTCATTCCTTCGCGACCGCCGGGGGGCGGTCGGACTGCTCAGCCGTCCATTTCCCGCAATGCGGCAAGCCCGGCGGCCGTGATCCGGTAGCACCGCTGTTCCTCGCCGGTTTCAACGGTGCGGTTTTCGCCGGTGAATTGGATTAGCCCGGCCCGGGCGAGTTCGGACACTCGGGTCCAATACGAACAGCCGGGCTTGCTGGCGAGTCCTGAGGCGTGGCCGACTTCCCAACTTGTGCGGCCGGTGTCGATTGCTGCGGGGTTCGTAAATGCGGCGAGTAGTTGGTGCCGGTGTGATCCGGCGCGCATACGGGCCGACGCTGCGGCTTTGTGTGAAGTTTTCGGGTCGCTGCGCCTCGCCGTAGGTTCGGCAAAGAGCGTCGGTTGTTCGGTCATGTTTTCCCCTTCGGTCGCCGCCTCTATTGAGGCGGGTGTTTTCGTGTTTGTCAAGGTTTGCCCATTTCGTCACGTTCGTTGCGTATCTCCCGGGTCCGTTGGGCAAGGGCGGCTCGACACGGCGGGCAGGGGATTTCCCCGGCCCGGTAGTGGCGACGGGCGGCGGCGATTGTGCCGCATGGTTGAACGGTGCGCGGTGCTGCGCCTCGTTTGCGATCCCGGTATTCGCGGGACCGTTGGGCGTCATCCTTTGCCATTGGTTGCCCGTTTCGTGGCCGACCGAACTAGGCGAGCGCTTTGTTCTGAGGCTTCGGCAACGGTGATGCCGTCAACGGCCATGAGTAGCCCGGCGCAAATACCCCGGTAAAAGCTGGCCGAATAGGGCAGGTCGCTTCGGTAATTGGCCGCCAGGTCGGCGGCAATCGTGGCGGCGGCGTGCGCGCAATCCACGGCGTCGGCGGGTGTTAGTTGTGGCAAGGGTTCCCCTTTGGTTGTTGTCCGTTTCGGTTGTCATATCGCATGAGTTCGCGGCCCTTGTCGTTGTCTAACGAGATAGGGGCGTCCGCTCGGGTGTTCACGTTGTCGGCGATTTGTAGGAACAAGGCAAGGGCCGTGACCCAATCGCACCGCCAAGAAAGCAGAGGGACGACACCGTTTGGGCCGTGAACGTTGACGAGCCATGTTCGTTCCTTGCTCATTCGTCGTCCCACCCTGCGGTTCGCAGTTCGTTGTGTAGTTCGGCGATTGTGTCCTCACACTTGGCGGCTAGGCGGTCAATCATGCCGGTGAGGTGTTCTTGTCCGGCCTCGGCCGCAATGCTTCTCATTCGTTCAAGGCAAGTGAGTTCAACACCGGCCTCGTTGAAAGCGGCGAGAACGTCGGCCATGTATCCGGCGCGGCTCATTGTTCTTCCCATTCTTCGTCGTCGGGTTCGTCGTGAAGCCAGCACCCCGGCGGGGTGTGATGCCGGTAGCGGTCGGTTGCGGTGTCGAAATACAAAAGGCGGCGGCAGTCATCGCAAGTCATGGGCCGTTCGTCCTCGTCAAAATAGATGCGGTCGGGCCATTCTTCTTCGTATGCTGCGCAAGCGGCTTCGGGTGTTTCGTAGTTCATGGGTTCACCCGATCCCGTTGTATGCGTTCCAACCGCAATCGGCGGCACGTTCGGCAAGGTCGGTGCCGTGTTCGGCAATGGCGGCGAGGCACCGGCGGGCGAAAGCGCCTGCGGTTTCGTCGTCGGTCGGTGCAACAAGCGCGTTCGGAATGAGAATGCCGAACCCGTCGCCAAACGAAACTTCATCGCGCCAGCAATTCGCTTCGGTTTCGTTGGGTCCGTCAAACCATCCGGGGCCGACCATCCATGCGGGGATTTGGTCGCCTTCGGTGTCGCGATACCACGGCCCGACATAAACGGTCGCGCACCCGCCGCCGCTTTGTGCGACGTATGCCGGAACGCCTGCGGCGTTGAACTCGGCGGCGATGGCTTCAAGGCTCATCGTTTCGGTGTTTGTTTCGGTGTTCATTGTTTCCCCTTCGGTTTGGTTTGGTTGTTTAGTAAATGACGGCGAGAACGTCGGACGAGTCAACGACAACGTGGTGGTAAGTTTCAGTGCGAATCTCGAAACGGTCGGCGCCGACTTGGCGAAGAACCTTGCCGGTGTTCTCCCATGTGCGGCCGCTGCGGGTTGTGTAGCGAAACCGGACTGTTTGGCCCCTCGTGATGTTTTCCATTGTTGCCCCTTTCGTTGTTCGGGGCCTTTCCCCGTACCCCCTCAGTATGGGGTAGCCGTGGCGGTTTGTCAATAGTTGTCGGAAACCGGGGCCAGTAACGGAAAAACGGCCCCGCCCCCAACACCCGAAAGCGTGAGAGGCGGGGCCGTAATCGCCCGGAACGGTTGTGGGGTTGGCGGGTTCGGCGTGAAGCCGACGGCTTGCCAATAGGCGCGGCAGGATCGCGCCCTAGTTGTTCCGGGGGAACTCACCCCGAAGGGTCAAGCGATTTGCCCAACCGACACGACAACCGAAGGGGTCGCCGGATAAGCAGGGGAAACCGAAACGGGGTCGGCCTGAAGTGACAACTGGGTCGAACTGCCGAGCCAAAAGATTTCCACGAAATCGCCGGGCGCTTGTGAAGTGCCAACAAACGTGACGGTCACCAATTGAGAGAACGGAACACCGGCCGACTTGCGCGCATGAGAGTTCGCGCGCGTCGCGGAGTTCGGATAGTCCGAACCGTTTAGGCGCAACCAAAACACGGCATCCTCAACACCGTTCGCCAGGTTTGAAAGCTGAGCAACAAACGTGAGGGCATACGTTCCAACGTGCGCGAGTGTGATTCGTGAACTACTGACAACCGAAACGCCGTCGGCCGTGTAGGTGCCGTTGAACGTGACGGCCTGCGCCGTGTTCGCGGTGCCGAGTGTTTGGTCGGCGGTGTTGTAGAACGCGCCGAACTTTCCGGCCCATGTTGGACCCGCTGGCCCTGACGCCCCGGCGGCAACAATCGTCGGCGCCGTTTGTCGAACCGTCACGGTTTCGCCGACACCGGTTCGCAAAGTGATTGCGTTTGTTCGGATTGTTACGGCGTCACTCACCGGGTTACGTCCCGGTCAATGCGAACGGTTCCTGCAAGTAGCGTCGTCACGGTAGCGCCGTTGGTTTCTTGGCAATCCCAAACACCGGTGCCGATACTGAGCGCGGCGGTTGTCGTGGCCGACAAGGTGCAAGCGAACTGCCCGGCCGCTCCGTTCGTGACTGAACACGAGAAAGTCGCCAGCGGCGAAGCGGCGTCGGCGGTTGCTCGAACCTGCGCCGTGTAAGTGCGGCCCGTAATGTTCACGGCCGCCCCTGACGAATCCTGAAGAGTGACCGAAACGGTTTCGGTGTCGCCGATACGAACGGCGAGGGGATAGTTGGCGGGCGTTCCCATTAGGCGTCGCCCTTTGGTGCCGCTAGCGATGCGGTGCCTTTGGTCCCGAAAGGTTCCGAAGCAATGGACGTGAGCGCGGACAGTACGGCCGCACCGGCGGCGAGGCCCGCCAAGTTCGCGAAGTCGGCGCTGAAAAGGTCAAAGCCTTTCGCCGCACCGATAGCAAGAATCACGGCCTGAGCCGCTGACTTGGCGGCACGTTCGGCAAGGTCAATGAGAAAGGTTCGGGAGAACATGGCAATCCGTTTCGGGGTTGGGGGGCAGGGGTACGGCGGGCGGGTCCACGAACTCGCGGTCGTCGTCGTCGGTTTCGTCGGCGCCGGTGTCGTCTAGATCCCATTCGGGGCGGGGCGGTGCGAGGGTCATTGCGTTTCCTTTCCTTTGCGCCAGCGGGCGGCGTTCGTTGCGTAGGTGCTGAGCCATAGAAGGGACAGAGCTAGGAACCCGAAGCGTGTTGGTTTCGCCAGTATTGAGAAAGCAATCCACGGCAACGAAACAAACCCGGCGACGACAAGCCAACCGAACCAAAGTCGGCGACGGCCGACAAGTTGGCTCATTGCGGCAAGCCCGGCGAGTTCAGCGACGAAAAGGAACCAAGCCCATTCGTTGTCGTTCACTCGTCGTCGTCGGTTTCGTCGTCTAAGTCCTCGAGCATTGTGTCGGGGTCGAAGGTGAGAACGCCCCAAAATGTTTCGGCGTAGCCCGCCAGGTCCACGCATCCGTCGCGCATAAGTTCCGGCGGGTGTCCTTCGTCCAAACCGTTTGCGAGGCGTGAAAGTTTGCACGCGACCATGAACAACACGCCCTCTTCGGCGGTGAGTTCAACGCCGGTGATTGCCCGGAAAATGTCAACGGTTCGGCCGAAGTTTATTGCCGGGTGGTTGTAAGCAGTCCCGCGGTCGGTGAACACGAGGCGCGTTGCGTCGGCCGTTACAGAATCCCAAACGGCCGCGGTTTTTTCTTTATCGCTCACCACTTTTCCTTTCGGCGGTCGGCAACCAAAATGGGTGCCGTCACGGTGATTCCATTCTCGGGGGTTACTAACCACATCGGCATTTGCGGGCGTTCGGGTCTGAAGTTCATTACCGCGGCGTACTCGTCATAGCCCTTCAAAGAACCGGCGACGATTAGCCCGGCCTCGGGTGCCATGATTTGCTGGTGCCAATGGCCCATTGCGATTGTGTCGAACGTGCGGCCTTCGGCGGCGTAGCGCTGCGCCTTGCGGCCACTCATGCGCATGATTGGCGGCCAAATACCGCCGACACCGCCGCCGCCGGTTGTTTGGTCGCCGTGCGTAAGTAGGTGCGTGTAGTTGTAAACGGGAACCCACGCGTCGGTGTTCTCGGGAATGTCGAACGTGACCGAATCCGAACGCAACTCACGGGCCAGCATGTGACCCAACAAGTAGTCCAAGTTGTCGCGGGCGCGTTGCTTTGTTCGTGGCTTGCGGGTCAGTCGTCCGTGATTGCCGACAACGCAAGCGATGTGCAGGCGGCCGAACTCGTCGGCAATCATGTTGAGTGCTGCGGCGATTTGTTCGGACCAATACAACAAGGAACCGAACAACGTGTCCTCGTTGGTTTCGGCTAGGTCATGTAAGTTGCCGGTGAAAATGTCGCCGCCGAGCATGACAACGGCGCCGTCGTAGGTGACGCCGGAAAGATAGTGGCGGGAAACTTTTACGATTCCTTCGGCCCAACGTTTCAAACGTTGCGTGGCAATGGTGCGGTCGTAGGCGTTCAAGCCGCCGAGTTCGTCAGGGCTTACCACTTCGTCAAAGTGACAGTCCGAGAGCATGGCGACAAGTGTTGCGCGGTGACCGCTTTTCGGTTTCTTCGGGGTGAGCCATTGCGGCGGCTCCAGGTCGGCCGCTGCGGTTGCGTTATGGAACTCGAGCGCTTGTTCAAGGTCAAGGGCGCGAAGTTCTGCGGTTTCTAATTGCCGCCGAAGTTGGTTGTTGTCTCGCCGTAGTTTCGCGGTTCGCCGTGTTGCGGCGTCGTCGTCGGCGTCGTCGGCAAGGTTGCCAAGTTCGTCAGTTAGTGACACAACGCAACCGATGTCCGCGAATGGCATTGCCGGAAACCGTTAGCCCGCGCTTCGTGAGTGCGCGTGCGATGGCTTCGTTTGAGAATTGTTGCCCGGCGAGTATCTCGACAAGTTCGGGGCCTTCGTCGCCAAGTCCCGTGATGATTTGGCAAGTTAGGCAACGGTGACCGCCTTTGCGTGTTTCTGCGGCTATGTCGTCGGCGAGGCTCATAGCCGCCACCTGCCCTTTCGTTTGTCATGGAGTTTCAAGTGATCGTCCAAACGTTCGGAAACTGCCCGAACCTGCCCGGCCGTGTCGCGGGTGAGTTCTTCTATTCGGTCCAACTTCGCAGCGTTTTGTTCGTGTTCGTCGGTGTTGATTCGGCGGCCTTTGCGGGCCTGCCATACGACACCGGCGAAAGCTAGAAGGCCCGTGACGGCGGCGGCAATAATCGGTTCGGGTTCCATTGCTGGCGCTTATGAAACGAGAACGCGCCAAGTGTCGGGGCCGATGACCCCGTCCACGGCGATTCCTGCGGCGGCTTGAATGTTGCGGGTTGCGGCGTCGGTCAAGGGACCGAACACGCCGTCAACGATTACGGCGGCGCCCTTTATGTTCAAACCAACCTGAGCGATTTTGACGGAACCGCCCCGAGAACCGACACGAAGGACGGTGCCAACGGCGGCGGTGAGCGCTGCGGCGAACTCGGGGTCAATGTGAACGGTCGGCGTTGGTGCTGCGCCTTGTGTTCCTAGCCATTGCAAAAGTTGTTCGGTTGCGGCTTGCGTGACCGGTCCCCAAATACCGTCGGCGGTGACACCGAGGGCGGTTTGCCAGCGGGTCACGGCGTCGGCGGTGTTTGGTCCGAACACCCCGTCGATGGCGACGCCAACGAGTTTCTGAATTGTCCGAACATACGGGGCGCGGTTGTTCACGTTGATTCCGTACAAGGTGCGGTCACCGGCGCCAGGTTCGACGGGTGCGGGTGCTGGCGTTGTGCCGTCATACGGCGGGCGGGCAAACTCGCGGATTCCGTCGCCGTCATAGGCGCGGAAGAAACGCCCTACCCGGTCGCCGACGTTGCCGCCAATAGTGACGATACCGCCGAGGTCAGGCCGGTTGCTTTCCACGATCTCGATGTGGTCATAGCCGCCCGAGGCGTAGCCGTCGCCGTACTCGAACGCCACGAGGTCGCCAGCGGTTGCGGCCGTTGGGTCGGTGAAGTTCCAACCCTGCCGCCTTGTGAAGTCAAAGCCCGCGGAAACCCAAGCGAAGCCGAGTGAAGTAGAGGCCGGGACGGGAAAGCCTGCGTCGTAAAGGCATCGGCTCACGAACATGGCGCACCATGCGCCGCGCATCCCGTACCAGTCGGTGATGCCCGGCACGTTGTTTGAGCCTGACGGTTGTTCGGCCCAACCGATGCGGGCGCGGGCTTGTTCGAGAACGTCGTTGGCGGTTGTCATGCTTGTTCCTCGGGTGCTGGCGTTGCGGGGATTTGTCCGGCCGCGTCGGGGTCGGGAAGGTCGATGATTTCGGGCGGGTAGGTGTCGGCGGTTGTGTCGGTCATGTTGTGTCCTAGAAAGGTTGAACCATTAGAAAGCGGGCGGCGAATCCTGCGGCGGTGCCGGTTGTGCGGTAGCGAAGTTGGAAAGTGTGAGGGCCAACGGCAAGCCCCGCCGGGTCGATGATTGCCCGAACGTTTGTGAGGTTGACCGCCAAATAGGCCGGGCCTGAGTTGGAGTTTGCCAGCAAGTCAGCAAACAAAACGCCGTCAACGTACAAACCAATTCCGGCGGTTGTGTTGGAAGGGCTATCAACGTAGGCCGAAGCGGTAACAAGAACTCGCGTTGTGTTTGTTGTGTTGATTGTGACAGTTGGGCCGACTGTCGCGAGGTTCGTGTAACTCGTGGCCGTCGTTGTTTGGTACACGTCCACGAAGTTGTATGACCACGGGAGTTCCGTATCTTGTGCGCGCGGTGCGGTTTCCAAAACACGGACACGGCGCTCAAGTTCTTTGAGATACGTTCCCAAGTCCTCGGGTGTTGGAATGTCAGGCACTCGGTTCTTCTCCTAATGTCAACGTGACGGCTTCGGTTCCTTCGTCGTCCACCTCTACGGCGTAACCGACAATCCTTCGGAACGTGTCCAACCCGTCGGGGAAGCGTGGTGAAAAGTTAGGTGGAATAATAATGCGGCAAGCGTCGCCGGTTATGTATGCCCCGAGTACCGGGTCCAAGTCTGCGCGAACCGTAAGCGTCGGCAACACGACGGGCGTTGCCGTGTAAGTGACACGGGCGCGGGCGCGGGCATCTAGGTTCGCTTGTTCGGTTTCGTCCTTGAGAGATACAACGTCCTCAAGTAACGGGTAGCCGGGGCCGCCAGCGCTGATCGGTTGGATTTGCTGCGCATCGGCGGCCGACGCAATAAGCATCGCGTCGCCCTCACCGTTGCCGGTCGCCCAAACCTTGTTACTCACTCGGGTTCCGTCGGTAGGCCAGGTGAACGAAAGAACGTTGCGGCCAACCTCGAAAACGTGGCCGCTTTGTTGGAAGTTGCGGCCGCGCCGCGGATAAGAAAGCCGAAGCGTTTTCACAAGTGTTGAACCTGACCACGCCGGTTCAATTGCCCAATCAAACCCGCGGTCCATTGTCGCCAAGTCCTCGAACGCTTCGGCAACGGGTTTGAGTTCGTATCTTCCGAAACTGAAATCGCGGGCAACGCCTGAGGTTGCGGCAACGGTCGTGATGTTTATGTTGCCGCCGGGTGATGCTTGCGCGTTGTCCACTAACGCCCGGGCAATGGTGAGTTGGTCGGTTGCGGTCCATGCTGCGGCGTAGTCAATGCGGCGGCGCCGAAAATAGGACCAATCTTCTGCGGCTCGAATGTTGCGGGTTTGGTTGTCGTCGTTGTATGGCGCCATCCAAATTATGCCGCACCATACGACCACGCCTTCGCGTTCAATGATGAGTTGGCGTCGGGCTTCGTCTACCGCGTCGTTTAGTGTTGCGGCGGTTGTGCGGTTCGCTGCGGTTGTTGGTGCGGGGAGAGCTAGAACGCCCGAGGCTTCGCCCGCGTCGTTCAATGTTTGTGAGAACGAAAGTGAACGGAGCGGCAGTTCGGCAAGTTTTGTGCCGGTTCGTAGGTCGGCGGCTATGCAACGATAAGCAGCCACGGTTACGACGGAGCGCCTGAAGGTCCGATATCTTCGATTGTAAATTGCGATGCCGACGCCGCACCGTTGACTTGAAAAGTTCCACCAACTACTGCTTGAAATCGGAGCGTGAAGATAGTTGGCACGGCCGGAGAGGTTCCAACGAAAACGCCCGCGTTCTGTACGCCGTCGCCTATGGTTGAGTTCTGTTGAAAAAACCGACCGACGGCAGCCGAGGTGGTCGCGTTGTAAAGTTCCAAAAGGCCACCGCCGCCAACGTTCGCGTAGTTTGCTGTCCAAGTAAAACGCAAGCGCCGGTTAGTAGCGGTGTTGACTGTCAAACGGTACGCCGCGCTGATCTCCGAAGGCGTCAGCGAAAAAGTTGAGAAGGATGAAGTAGTAGAAAAATGAGCGACCGTGCCCCACGGCATGTTCCACGGGCGACGGTATTGCGAGCCGTTGAAAAAGTAGGGGCCTTCGTCGATCGTGTTCAAGTTCAGGTAGTACGCCTGACCGTCAACCGGTGAAGGATTCGCGACAGTAGCAAGCGCCGAACTGTTGTAGGTCGGAATCTTTCCGATCTGATTTGCAACGGTGCGAAGGTCGGTGATTTCTGCCGTGACGATTGAAGTATCGCCAGCGGCAACGGCAACACGCGCCAACACCAACGAGTTTGGAAAACTTGAAAGCGACGGGTCTACAGGTGACGCCGCCGGGGTACCGGTCACGACAATGATTCGCGCATCACTAGAGGCGCCCGAATAGTTCGCGTCGCGCGCCTGCGCAATGATGAGATCACGGCGCGGGTTCGTAGCGTCGGCCGCTGAAATCGCAACCGACAAAGTGCCGTCGTTCCATAAATGGTAGGCCCCTTGATTTGCCGATTGTGTGCCACGAATAAAACAACCGCCCGCCGCAACGTTCACCGTCATGTTCGGCGTTCCGTTCTGAGTCACCGCCAAGTCGGTTGCTCGAACAACACCATGAGCCGGGTCAGACGAAGCGACACCGCCAGCGAATGAGCCGGTGACACTCCCCAACATTCCCGCCAACATGAGTCGGGTTTCCTCGGCCGGGTGCGAATTGCCTTGAATAAAAATCGGGGTTGAACGAACGGGCATAAGTAGTCCTTAAATCCACGCGGAACGGAAAGAAAAAGAAACGGAACCGGTACCGGAAGTACCGGCCAAACGAATGGCGTTGTCTCCAGGTTGAACGGCGAACCATTGCGAACCAACGACAAGCCATGAGTAACGCGAAGCCGTACCGTTCAACAAAACCGAACGGGCCAGCGAGTCAACCACCAACGTTTCGCCAGCGGCAACGGTGCCGGTGAATGCGAGTGTTTCGCCGGTTGTGATGTTCTCGAGCGTCGGGTTGACGATTGGCCCCGAGATAGTTGCGACCCACGGGGCGCCGAACTCACCGGCGTTGCTGGCCGTGAGTTGCCCGCCCGACACCGCCCCGCCGAAGCTGAGGGGAAACGTTACGGGGAACGTTACGCCAGTACCCGCCACGGTCGCTTGCGATGCGGTTTCGGTTATCAGGGTTTGAGAATAAACACGGGGGTCCGTGGCGTACCATTCGACCACGGCGCGGCCGTGGCCGTTCAAATAGTTTCGGTCCACGGGTAGGGACAGTTTGCGAACACGGGCGCCAACCTGAACGGCCGTGCCACGGGCAAGCCCCGGGATTTGAACACCGAGCGCCGCTTCGGATTCTGCGCCAACAACAAGGGCCGACGAGAAATCTTGCCAAACCGTTTCCGAAGGGTGAGGCGCCACCACCTCGATTTCGGCGACAATGGACCGGCCCCCCAAATAGTCGGTGCCAGCAAACAAGCCATGAGCGCGGGCGCGTGTTTGGTCCGACGTGCGCACTTCCGGGGCGTCGTGAAAGCCGCTGAGTTCGGCCAGTAGATACGGGGAACCGTCACCCCCAATAGTGAGGCCCCCGAAAGTCATCGTCCAATCGGTAGGCATTACCCGGCAACCTTTCGCGACCAAAGAACTTCGCGGCCTATGTCATACGCCGAAGCGTTGGAACCGTTGACGTACACGTTCACGGTATCGCCGCCGACGCCAGGTCCAACCCCGGCGCTTTCCAACATTCGTGAACTATCACGGTTTGAGAAAATCCGAACGCTTGACCCGATCTTGTGACCAATTTCGGGGCCTTCCTCGCCGACGGTGAACCATCCATCGGTCATGCGGCCACCCTTAGCCCACGGCGTGTAGTAGTTGCCATCGTTGCCGGGTGTGCCGTAGTTGACGTAATGGTAACTCTCGGCCGTGTAAACGCTTTTCGTGTACGCCCGCAACTTCTCGAGTTCCGCGTTGACTGCCGCAACGTTGCTCGTCACCGGAACGTGAACGCCTTTGCCGTCTACCGCGTCCGCGGTGTTGCCAACGCCGAGAATGTCATAGGACAAGTTCTTTGCGGCTTGTGAGTTCGGATCGAAACCGAAACCCTTTAGGTCTTGGAATTGTTGCAAAAGTTGTTCGGACCCTGCGCCGTCGGCTTGCGCGCTTTTCAATTCTAAGATGTCGCCCTTGTATGCAATGGCGGCGGTTGCGTTTGCGTAGGTTGCGTCTTTTGCTTGTTTGGAGTTCGGGCCGTAGTCGCGTACCGCAACGTTCAGCGCCTCTTGTGCTTTTGTCGCTTCGGTTTGTGATCGGTAAGCGGCGAACCACGGGTCGGTTTGTGCGCGTAGTTCGTCGGCAAGTGTTTTCAAGTCTTGAACTTGTTTAGCGACGGCGGCCGCTGCGTTTGTTGAAGCCCCGGCCATGCCTTCAAAAACGCGGGTTGTTGCTGAGCCTTTGGTCCCTGCGTTTTCGTATTGGTCTTGTAGGTCGTCAAAGGTCAACACGAGGTCTTTGATTTCGGTGTTGTTGAGTTCGCCCGAATCCTTGAGCCGTATCATTTCCTGCGCCACTACGTCGCCGCCTGCGGCAAGTTCGCGCATTTTTTCAACCAACGAATCCGCGGAGGCCTCTGTTCTGAAGAACAAGTCGCTGGACGCGTTGAACCCCTCGTCTTGTGATTCTTTGAAAGCGGTTCGGAACTTCTCGAACGAGTCCCCCGAGTTTGCTAACTCATTGCCCAACAGTTCAAGGTTTGTCGTTGTGCCGGTCAAGTTGTCGGCAATGTTTTTGTCGGCCAAAAGTTTTGCCGTTGCAATGTTCACATTGTCTTGAAGACTGCCGGTTGTTTTGTTGATTGCTTCGGCGTAGGCGTCTTGGCCCGCTGCGGCTTCGGCGGCGTCCTCGGCTTGTGCGCGTTGGTAAAACGAAAAGCCAATCATTGCCACGGTTGCGACGGCTAATGCGCCAGCAAGTCCCGTGGTGAGTGCGGTTGCCATGAACGAGGCAGTTTGCGACGACTTGGTCATTGAAGCGGTGAGCCCGTAGATCGCTTCCTGAGCTGACGCGATACCACGCGACACCGCTTCAAACACGGGGGCGAAAACGTCGGCAAGTTTTGCAACAACGGTGACGACACCCGCTCCAATTGTCGCCAGTCCGGCAACCGCCGTGATGCCAGTTTGTACGCCGTCGGGTAACGCTTGAAAAGATTCAACAAGGAACTCGACACCGTCGGCGGCGGTTGAAACTATCGGAACAAGCGTGGCGCCAATCTGTTCTTGAAGGTTGCCAAGTTTGACCTTGAGTTGGTCTAGGGGTGTTTGTGCCGCTTCGGCCGCGCCCCCAAACTCTTTGCCGAGTTCTGCGAGAATTATTTTTTGGGCGCCGAGCGTGTCGCCCGCTTCGCTCATTGTTTTGATTTGGTCGCGTTGTTGTTCGTTGAACGTGACCCCGGCTTTGGTGAGTTTGCCCATTCCGCGCACCGGGTCGTTTAGTGCCTTGCCCAACATGACGGCGGCCGAACTGGCGTCGGTTCCCATGACTGCCGCCAAGTCCAACGCGTAGCCGGTCGCTTGGTCGAACACGTCGTTGCCTGCGCCAACCTCGTTGCGAACGTTTGTGAACGTCAGCAAAAGGTTTGCCGTTGATTGCACCAGTTCGTCGTCGGCGCCCGTCAAGTTTGAAAGCGATTCGGCGAGGCCCGAAACTTGTTCGGCCGTAGTCCATGAGGCGGCGCCGGTTGTCTTGATGACTCGTTCGGTTTCGCGTGAAATCTTTTGAGATTCAACCGCCGCGTCGAACGCGCCTTTTAGTGCAAACCCAACACCGGCAACGACACTCGCGGCCGCTGCGGTAACGGCCGGGGAAATCTTCGAGCCCAGGTTCGCGAGTTTGCCGCTTGTGTTGTCCACTTCGTCGGACACGTTGCGCAAAGTTTTAGAGGCGCTGCGGTCCTCGCCGGTGAGGACGATGGCTAGTTTGCGTTCGGTTGCCATTGTTTACCGTCCTCTCGTCCGGGTGTCGGCTAGTGCGTTTATGTCGTCAAGGTATGCGTGTAGTTCGGGCAATGAAAGGCGGGAAACTTCCCACGGTTTGAGCCCGTAGGTACGCGAAAGAACAGGCCAAACTTCTAGAAGTTTGGCCCTTAGGATTCCGGGTTTTCGTCGTCGGTTTCTTCGGGGTCGATAACGACGGCTTCCAACATTCCGGGGGCGCCGATGTTCTCGGGCCAGTTTTCTTCTACTTCGGAAAGTTGCAGCGACGGTTCACCGCAAGCGCGGCGACCTAACCAAAACAACACCTGAAAAGAATCAATGTCAATAGAAGAACTGTCGCCCCAAAAAGCCGAGAGGGGCAGACCGCCGCACGCCTTTCGCAATGCGACTCGTTCACTTATCGGCAAGTTGTCGGGGCAAACTTCGACGGTCACGCCGTCAACTGTCAACCGCAAAACTTTTCGGGCTTGTTGCTGAGCCTCTTTGCGTTTTGAAACGCCGGGCCGTGGTGCTTGTGCCATGTTGTCCTCCTGCGGAACGTTGGCTAGTCGGGGTACGCCTGCGCAATAAGGCGTTCAAGTGCCGCGGTGAGTGCGGCCATAATGTCGTCCTCGTGTCGTGCGAGGGCGGCGTTCAATGCGTAGGGGCCTTGTGTCGGGTTCAATAGTTCCCAAGTGTTCCCAACCCACGGGGGGTGCTGGCGTCCCTTGCTTTGCTGATACTTCTCGGCGGCATACCAACCGCTTCGCCGTTTCGCTCCCCAAAAAGCGATGTTGGCGAAAGCGGTTGGGTTGCTTTTCGCTTTCGATTTGTTGATTTGGACCCGTGCTTCGCGTTGCGTTGCGGTGCCTTTGATTGCGCGGGCGGCTTTGGATTGAATCCCACCCATTCGGTGCGCCTCGGCTATAGAAACGCGTTCGGCAATCTTGGCAACGTCCACGAGACCTAGCCGAAGTTCTTTCGGCAGGTTGTCCCCGGCCGCCTTCAAAGCTGCGCGAAAGTCGCGCAAGCCTTGAACGGTTACGACGGGCGCCATTGTTACGGGGTCGCGTCGCTGTTTACAAGGGCGACGGTGATTGCCGACGCATCGGTGGACGAAGCAACGCACTTGAACGGCACGGACTGAGTGAGAATCTCACGGCCCCCAACCTGCGGGGTTGTTCCATCGACCCGAACGTTCGTGGTGATCGTGACCGAATCGCTGCCCGACGTGAACGAAGCAACGAGGGCGGCTTCGGTGCCAGTAACGAAGCGGCGGTATTGGGTCAGGTCGGTGAACTCAACGTCAAGGCTTCCCGTGTATTCGCGTAGCCCCATTTCCAACGGTTCGGAAATAAACTGCGACCCGAGGAACCGCCGGGCGTCATCGATCATGTTGTCGCCGGAAAGGGTAAAAGCCTTCACGTTCACCGACGCGCCGCCGAGAGTGATAGCGGCGTGGTTGAACTTCAAAGGTTTGATGTTTGCCGGATACGTTGCCGAGGCAAGGGCGATGCCGAGGGTAAACGTTACGCCAGTACCCGAGGCCGAAGCGTTCGCGGAAAGGGTCGCGGCGGTTGCTGAAGTAACAGCGGCGATTGTTGTTCCTGACGGAATACCGGTGCCGCTAATTGGGTTCCCAATGTCCGAAGCGTTGAACGATGCGGAGGCGCTTGTGATTGCGGCAGAACCCGAAGTGGTCACGCCGTCGGTTACGGCCCGGTAGTCAATCTCTCGAACGCCCACAAGGTCGGCGCCAAGTGTTGCGATTTCGCCAGCGTTGCAAGCGAGTTCCCAACTCTTGATCTTCATACCCGCATAGGTGAACGGGTACACCGTGCCGTTGATTGCTGGCCGTCCAACTTGAACGGTGAGCGCGTCGCCGGTCAGGTCGCCAGGTGTGAAGGTGTGGGTGTACGGGCCGGAGCCGGTTGTTGCTACTGCGCCAAACATGGCGGTAAAAATCTTGCCAAGTCCGCGGTTGTAAAGTTCGTGCTGAACGGAACCGGTGACCGTAATGTCGCCGCCGTTCCATTGGTCCGACGTGAGAACACGGCGCCCGGCGATAATGCCCGACGATTCAAGGCGGTTCCGTTCCTGCCCAAGTGATTCGGAAACAAGGGGAAGAAACGCGGTGACGGCAACGGGTGTGCCGACCGTGCTTTCTAGTGCGTAGCCGATTTGCGCGGCGATGCCGGTTCGGGTCATGACGGTTCCTTTTCAATCGTTGGCGCGTCGGCCTTCGGGGTTTTTGGTGTTTTCGCTTCGGGCTTTGTTTTCCAACCCTGCGCGACAAGTTGTGCGGCGAGTGCTTCGGTTGTGTCGATTGTTTCGCCGTTGGCGACTACTGCGCCAAAGTCGGTGCAATACAAGTCAACGCCGGTCGTGTTCGTGACTTTCATTCGGATTCCTAGAGGAGTCGGGTTTCAATGGTGAGGATGAGTTCGCCGTATGCGGTCGGGCCTTCGGGGAACATGGCCGACGTTTGGCGGCCGTTGGTGAGTTCGGCAGACAACACCCCGTCCAAGTCCCCTAGGCTTGTGTCGTCGGCTAACAAGTTTTCGACAACGGCGACGAGTTCAAAAAGTCGCGACATCGTTTCGTCAAGTGTGGCAAGTCCGATGACCCGAATTTGCATTGAAAGGGTGAACGTGTCGGCGCGTTGCTTGCGGCCGCCGGTCATTACGGGAACCGAGATAGGGCCGTCGATTTCGTCAAACCAAATGAGTTGCGCGGCGGGTACACGGTCGCCGGGCCAGCCAGGTTCAACGGTGACACCGGTCAAAGCTGGCGCCGAACGAAGCAACGCGCAAACTTGTTCCGTTGCTTGCCAACGAACCGATGTGGTCGCGCTCACGCGATGCCCGGCGTTCTGTAGTTGTCAAGCGAATTGAGCAAGCGGTCAACTTCTAGGAAACCGGTTGGGCGGTTGCGGTTCCAGTCGGGTGTTGAGTAGCGGGTGAACGAGCCGTCGAAAGATTGGGCGATTACGTCGCGAGACTGTCCCGAGCGGTCGGCGAAAGCGACGGCGCGGCAGTATTCGGCGCAAGCGCGCAGCAATGCTTCGGGCGCGGTTGCTGCGCCGTGCGTGTAGGTCACGAGTAGAACTTCGCTGAAATCCCATGCGCCGCCGTAAATGGTGCCGGTTGCTTTTTCTACCGTCAGGTTGGCGACCGTTCCGGCCACGCCGTCCACGGTGAACGCCGACACCGATTGCACCGGTTGGTTGCGTAGTTGCACCCAAGTGTTCGGGCGGGCGTGCTGCTCATTCGTGACGGTTCGGGTTTCGTAGGCCGTTTGCAAATAGCGTTCGGCAATGTCGGTGAACTCGTCAACTAGGTTCGTGAGTTCCGCGTCCGTGTATGTCGTCGTGTTGGACAGGGCGGGAACTCGTGCGCGAACTTGCGCGGGGGTCAGGTATGCCACGGGTCAGGCTTTCGGGGTCCGACGTGCGCGAGGCTTCGCGGTCGCTGCGGTTTCGGTTACCGGGTCGGCGGCGGCGGTTTCAATTTTGGGGGCTTTGCCGCACGCTTCGGCGTAGCCGTTAGCGATTAGGTCGGCCGCGACGTGATCGGCGAGTTCGATTTCGCCGCCTTTGCCGGGCCACTCTTGGCCGTCAATGCTTCCCGAAATGTCGATGAGTTGACGAACGCGCATGGCGATTCCTTTTCGTTTGGGGTGATAAGCGCCGCACCCGGAAGGGGGGAACGGGTGCGGCGCTCATCGGATTTGGTCGGGTGCTTCAGATTACGAAGCGGCACCGCCGACAAAGTGCTTCACGGCCCCGGTCTGGTCAATGAGCAGACCGTCGGTGCGCATGGTCACTCGGAACGTTCGGACAGAGTAGTCGAACGCGAAATCGTCGGACACGTCCACGGTCAGGCCCGAGGCCTCGCGGATGAAATACGAGGGCAGGTGGCCGAACAGAACTGACTTGGCCGCGACTGCCGGGCTAGCCATTGAATCGTTGGCGTAAATGGGGAACCCGAGAAGCGAATCCGGGTCGCCGTTCATGCCAGGTGCAAACAGGTAGTGATCGTTTGTCGATCCCTTGAGTTTGCGGGCCGCTGCCATCGCGGTGTTGTTCATCATCCAACCAATACCGGGCTGCGACGTGTAAGCGGCGCCGACCGAATAGCGAAGGTCAATGAGATTGTCGCCGGTGAACGCGCCGGAAACCGCGGCGGCGCCGGTCACGCCAGCGGTTGAACTCGTGACAATACCGGTTGGCTTGCTTGAACCGTCGCCCGTGGTCATGTGGCCGCGAGTTGCGACACCAATTGCGGTGCCAGCCTGACGGGCGAGAAAGCCACCTACGTCCACGGCACCATCTGCCGCGAGTTCATTAGAGAGCTGTACCAACACGACGTACTTATGGGCGCCGAGTGCGCGAGTTGCGAGAGTCGGGTCAGACGTTGAAGCCTGCGCGGCTTCGCCAACAATCGAAGCGGTGGAAAACGCGGTCGAAGTCGGAACGTTCAAAGTCTCACCGGTGTTTGTGGTGACAACGGTTGCAACGTTGCGAACAACGTTGGCCATGACGAGGTGTTCAACAATGCGGTCGTAGACCGAAGTTGGCACGGAGCCGCCGCTGCTGCTCTTAGTGATTGCGCGCTTTTCAAAACGTGCGGAACGAATCTCGCCGGTCATGAGGCGGCGCACCGTGTCATCGTCGGTCGGTTCGTTGTTTGCGGTTTCCGGTGCGGAAAGTGAAGCGGCAACGCCGAGGCGTGAGCGGCTTTCTTCGATGTCCGCGTTGCGCTTTTCGGCGTCAAGAATGGACTTGATTCGCTGGTCGGTCGCGTCTAGGTCGGCGTTGATTCGGTCGAACTCGGCGCCTTCTTCGGCGCTGAGGTCGCGGGCTTCGTTGCTGGCGTGGTCAAGCAAGTTCTTTGCTTGTTCCCATGCGCGGGCGCGTTGCTCGCTGAGGTTCTTTACAAGTTCGCTCATGGCGTACTCCTAAGGTTGGGGGGTTTGTTGTTGTTGTGTTGTGCAAGTGGTGGAACTCCGGTGGTGTCCGCGATGCGGGCCGGGCGGGTTCTCCGGGTTGCGGTTCGTCTAGCGCTTTGCGGCTAGGTCGAAATAGCGGCGGGCGAGTTCAACGGAACGGCCCGGCGTTGTGTCGTCGGTTTCGGGTGCGGGTTCGATGTTGCGAACGCTGGCGCCTTCGGTGTCCTTGTATGCAGGGAAACCGCTTACCACCGAAACCTCGTGAAGAATCACTTGGGAAAGATTGCGCACGCCATCGGGTCCGACACTTTCGCCGCCCGAAGGAATCGAAAAGCCAAACGACATAGAATGAACATCGCCGCGTTCCATAAGTACCCGAAGGTCGCGGCCGGTTGTCGTGTCGGGCAGGTCGGCCTCAACGAACAAACCGCGGGAATCTTCGGCGAGGCGCAACGTTCCCGATTTGGTCGAAGCAAGAACGGCGTCCTGATTGTGATTCATAAACATTCGGACTTCGCGACCCGAGTTCAACGAACGTTTGAAAGCGCCCGGCGAAATTGTTTCAATGAACGGGAGCGGTTCGCTTCGTGAGTTGAACACCGCCGCGTAGCCGCGGAATGTTCCAACGTTGCCGGTGTCGGGTTGCGCGTCGCGTAGTTCTAAGCCGCCGACTTCAATTGTTCGGAACTCAACTTCGCGGCCAGCAACTTTGCGGCGTTCAAGTTCAAGGGCGGCGTATCGGTAGGGTTCTTCCATCGGTTCGTCCATTGCTTCGGCCGCCAGGTCGGCGGCTTCGGGGTCGGGTTCAATTGCGGTGAGCAGTCCGGCCGGAATGATCCAACGTTTGCAAACACCGGCCGGGGACACGGGACCGTCCACGATTTCGCAAGCGTTCCCGCCTTCAAAAAACACGCATGAGGAACACACCAAACCTTCGGCGGCGAACGGTGACGGTTCAACGTAATGGGCGCCGTCGGGTCCGTTGCCGCGGTCAAGTTTGCCGAACAGTTCGGCGTTTGATTCGTCGGCGTCATACTGCGCAACCTGCCGAGGCGTAAGCGGATAGGCGCCCTCGCCGTTTCGTGTTTCGGTTTGTTCCATGAGTTCAGACCTTTTCGTTTCGTTTGCCGCTTCGACTAGTTGGGTTGCGCGTGTCCATCCGGCGTCGCCGCCCCATAAGGCCCACGCGATCCGACCGTTGGACGGGTAGCCCTTTTGGTCGGGTGACCAACCTTGCCCCTCTTTGTCGGATTGGTGCCGGTCGAAGTAGGCTTTGATTCGGCGCCATGTTTGAAGGGGCAGGTCTTTTCCGTTTGTTATGTCGCGGGCGCGTGCGATGCCCACGGCAGTTCCCCCCCTGCCGAACTCGCGTCGCCACTCGAGGCCGCGTTCGGCTTCGGTGATCATGCCTTTGTTTGGCGGGTAACTGTCGGGCATTACTGCGCCGGGTCGTCGTCCACGCCGACGGGATCGGTTGGCGTACTTATTGGGGCGCCCGGCAAAGCAAGGACGAAAGCGTCGCCGCCTTCGTAGGGTTCCAGGTTCTCAACTTGGCGCGCTTCGTTCGGTGAAAGAATGCCGCTCATAATGCCGATTTGGTGAGACCGGTAGCGGTTGATTGTGTCGGCGCGAAGGAACGCGGAAGTGTCAAACTCAACACGAACGCCGGACGGCATAAGCGACGAGGCCGCCGCCTCAATTCGTTTGAGCCACGGCAACAACCCGTACTGGACGAATTGAAGGCCTAGCGCTTCGGTGTTGGAATAAACGTTGGACGGTCCCGAGCCGCCGACCATGTAGGGCGGGATTCTGAACACGCGCGCAATTTCGTTCACGGTTTCAATCCGTGACGCCGTGAGTTCCATTTCGGCGGCCGAGGCTTGAACGGGTCGCCATTTCAAACCGCCCGACAACACCGCGGGTTTGCGGTGTCGGCGGTGCTGACTTTCCCAAGTGGCCTGAAGAACTCGGGCCGCTTCGGGTGTGAGTTCCGCGTCCGTTTCCAATACCGACGAAGGGGTAGCGCCCTCGCCGTAGAACTGCGCCAAGTGTCGTGCCTGAGCTAGCGCAATGCCGAACGTTGTTCGTTGTTGGTGAATTGGCGAAATACCTTTCGCGGCCTGCGGCGGGGTGAACCAACGAAGGTGCATGATGTTTTCGGCAGGCACCGCAACGGCGCCGACCGTGTACGTTCGCACGTTTCCAACAATGGTGACCGTCACGTTGTCCGGGTGCAACGGGACAACTTGGCCGGGTTGCCCGGCCTCGCCGCCTACCCAATCCATCCACCAGTAGGCGTTGCCGTGAAGGGCAAGACTTGTGACGGTCATGTGCATGAGTTCGTATGCGGTGACAGTAGGCGCCGGGTCTGTAATCCATGACGGCGCCGAGAGGCGTTCGGTTCGTGTTCCAACGTCGCGAATCGCAATGAACGGCAAAGCGGCGACGGAATCGGCCAGCAATGAAACGCACGCGAGAACAGTAGAAACCTCGAGCGCGGTTTCTTCGGTGACGGTTTCGCCAGTCCAGTTCGGGCCGATGCTGAACCCTGAGTTGCGCAACGGCACGGGCGCCGCACGTTTTGAGAAAAGGCTCATCGCTGAGCCGCCAGGTACGAACCGACGAGGGCAAGAATACCGCCGACAATCAAAGCGGCAGGCACCGACACAAGCGCGACGCCGACACAAATTGCGGCGGCGCCGATGACTTCGGTTGTTGTCGTCAAGGCTTCACGCATCGGGCAAACTCCACGGGTCAATAATTGCGGGCGCCGCGTTTGCTGGCGCTTCGTGCGTAGCGTGCCAAATGGCGCGCTCTAATCCGGCGACGGCACAAACACCTAGGTCGATGTGCCGTTCGCTGTTCTTCGTTTCTTTGGTTGGGCGTGCGCCGCGGTTGTCAATCTTGAGAACCATTGAAGCAACGTGACGCGCAAGGCGCGGGTCGCCGTCATGCGTGAACGTTCCATCCAACACCGAATCGTAGAAAACTTGCCACGCTTTCACCATGCGTTCAACGGAACCCATCGGGTATTCAACAAGCGGCAAGCCCTCATCTTCTAGGACTTGCATTGAACGTTGCCAGCGGTAGGGGTCCATACCCAACTCAACGACGGGCATTGAACGCGCGGCAACGCGCAAACGTTCCTCAACGTCGGCGATTGGTACACGCCATGCGGTGCCGTCGTGCGGATTTTCCCAAAGGTCAACAACAAAAAGGTGCGGCGTTTCTTCGCAAGTGATCCCGACGACGCCGGTTGAATCGCCGGACCATGAGCCGTCGGCCATGAGTACGACGGGAACACTTGGGTCAATGGTGCGCGACGGTGCGGCCAAACGGTCCCACGCGCCGTGCGGTAGTGCAGCGGTTGAACCAACCACCCAAACGTTGGTGCGTTTGGTGCGAAACTCGGCTTCGGGTGTGCGAACGATTGTGCTTCGGAAATCTTCTAGCGAGTTGAGATCGCCTAGGCCGGGGTTGGCTTCGGCCCAAACTTTCGGGTCCGTGTAGTCGGCGGCCGCGCCGTGCTTCGGTTCCCACCATGCAAAAAAGAATGTGGGGTCTTCGATTTCACCGGCCGCAACTTTCCGGCCGTGTTCGTACAACTTGAAACAATGAGAGTCACGCCCGAGGTTGTCGGTTCGACTTCCTGCGGTAGTGATGCCGAGCAACATAGGCTCGAGCCGTGCGCCAGCGCCTAGCGCCATGACGTTCCAAAGTTCGTCGTCTTGTTGAACGTGAACCTCATCGAACACAACGAACGACGGTGACAAACCTTCGGACGCTGGCGCTTCGCGACTGAGTACCCGATATACCGAACCGGTGTCGGGAACTTCTATGGCGTCGCGGTACACTTTCGAGATTGCCGAAAGTTCCGGGTCAAGTTCCACCATGCGCTTTGCCGAAGCGAAAACAATTCGGGCCTGTTCGCGAGTACCTGCGCACGAATAAACTTCGCCGCCAGGTTCGCCGCAAAAAAGCGACCACAAGGCGAGGCCAGCACCGAGCGCCGACTTGCCTTGTTTGCGTGGCAGGCCGACAAGGGCGGCGCGATGCCGCAACCTGCCCGACGAATCTTCGGCCAGTAGCCCGTCAATAAGCCGACGTTGCCACGGCCGCAAAGTGATTCGCTCACCAACGGCACCGCCAACGGATGACTTCACAACACGGGCATAAGTGTTCACAAACTCGGCGGCCTCATCGCCACGGGTTCGAGTTCGTGCCGTGGTGTTCAAAGACAACCAACGCGGCGGCCAGCCCTTCGGCCTAGTTGCCACGTTGCGCGCGTAACTTTTCAAGCGTTGAGGCGGCCTTCACTTCGGCCAGCCCGAGGCGCGACCGTGCGGCAGGGTCGAAACCCAACGCCGAAAGCTGCCCTATGATTTGCTTGTCAAGTTCCCGCAATGCCTTTCGGGCGTCGGGTGACTGAGAAACGAAAACGGCGGCGCGAAGAACGGTGCGTTCTTCTAACGCCTCGCGCAACATTGCCAGCGCGACCGAATCCGTGGCCGCCAACCAAACCCGGCCAGCCTCAAGAACAACCTCGAGAGCGGCGGCCGGGTCCATTTCGGCGGGTTCAAGTTGTGCCGCGGGAACTGCGGCAAGGTTGCCGAGGTTCGGCACGCGGTCAGGGCGTGCGGTGCCGCGTTTCTTTTTAGCCTCTAAGGGCGCGGGCGGTCGCCCGGTTCTTGCCATGTGGATTCCCCTAGCGAATAAGTGAAGCGATGACCGCCGACAAGTCCCCGAGTTCACGCGTTGTCGTCAACGCGTCACCGGTCACCGTCATGTAACGAGCCGAACCGTAGACCTCAACTTCGCCGCCCGGCACCGCAACACGGCGCCCGGAAAAGTCCAACGAAGCAAAGCCCCAAACGTGCAAGCCGTCCCCCGAAGGGGAACGCTCAACATACGTCGGCGGGACACGTTCCAAAATTGAAGCGGCCCACGGCGCCAGGTCGGCGCCCGTGAAGCAATGGTCAAAGTCAAGGCAGACAAGCCCGTCCCCGTTCAACACAAACCCGACACCGGCGCCAACGGTTGAACCGCTGGCCGTTTCGTAGTCGGTCCACGTTGCCGGGTTCGTTGACGAAGCGGCCCGCCCGTTCGATTGCAGCGGGCGTTTGGTGCGTTCAAAGCGAACCCAACGGGGTTCGTCAGTAAGTGCAGGCGGCAACAACGGGAGCGAAGCCCGCAACCGGTGAGCCGCAACGGCGCAACGGCCCCCGCACCAACGCGCGTCGGCGCGTTTCAGGGGTGACAAAGGTTCAGAGCAATGGCCGCAAAGTCGCACGGGACGATCCTAGCCGACCGAAGCGGGCGCCGTGTAAAGGCTACGGGCCGCCGACCTGCGGAAATAGAAAAGCGAAAACAAAAACACCCGCCAGGTTGGCGCCTAAGCGCCTGCCAGCAAGCCCGGCGAGTTGCCCTACCGGCCCAAAGCTGAGCGCCCGGCACCGGCCAACGTCGAAAGTGTCCGGGCCGTTCGTGACTTTCGACGGTGTGCGAAAGAGGC